CTTATACTCCAATGTACAAGTGCGTTTAAGGATGCCCTTTGATCCGTCTTCTGCTTTTGTGTAAAACGGCGCATTCGCAACCCTTGTGCCTTCCTGGGCTGATTTGATTGTGTCCTTCCACAGATTGCCGTGCTGTACGGTTAGCACGGGGAAAGGCAATTGCTCCTCAAGCCACTCCAAATGCTCGTACACATGGCGAGGCTCGGCCCCTGTGTCGGCAAAGATTGCATAATCAGGCATGGGAGTGACTTCGCCTTTTGCTGCCATTAAGGCTAAACAAGTTGATTGCACACCAGCGCCCAAGCTTAAAATAGTTAGTTTTTTAGTCATTTCGACCGTATCTCCGGTAAATCTTCCCATCTCTTCTCTCCAAACTTCCGTCCTTTGTGTAGTGCAGGATTGCCTGTTTGATGGTGCCAGGTGTTGGGCACTTACCAATCTCCTCATTGTGGATCTGGCTGAAATGATCCATGGCTTCCTTTTGTGTGAATCCACCTTCCGGCCAATCGGCGAGCATGTTGCCACGGAAGCTCGGTCGGCCCACATCCTTCTTCTCTGGTGGCTGGTAGTCTGATGCCAACCAACACAAGCCCCGGTCAGAGTGTTCAAGGTGGATATAGTCTGAGCTAGTGCTGTAGTCATGATGCATACCAGCCCTCTTACCACGTTTGGCCGCAGTGAGCCTGTATACGCCCTCTGAGCCTCTTTCAGCCTGTAACACCATGATGGCGCGGGCCCAGTTGGTTAGGACGCTAGAACCTAAACCAGCGTACATTAAATCCGCATTGGTAAATCCCTTTGTGTCCTGGCTGGTCTTAGGCTTGCCGGTGTGGTGAATCAGGTGGAATAGGCACTTGGACTCAATGGCTAACTCATCGAGTAGGCCAGTGAAGTAGCTAACATCCTCTGACGAGTTCGGATCTCCACCTAAATAACAGAGTAAGGGATCAATCCACACCATGTCGGGCTGATACTCAGCGATCATGCTCTTGAGTTGGGCAATGAACTCAATGCCCTGAGAGTTGACCATCCGCACAATGCTGACCCGTTGCTGGATCTCGTCGAAACTAATCTCCGGGTATTCTTCGGCTAGTCCGGTTCTGACGCCCTGGATGGTTTCGGCCACATCCCCGAAATTGTTCTCAGCCTGGACGATGAGTGACTTGTAATAGCCCTTGGGCTGGATACCGAAGAACGGTACACCCGCCGCCCAAGTCATTGCTGCCTGAAGTGTGAGGACTGACTTACCTAACCCGGATGAGCCTACCCAAACGCAGCTACCACTTTTAGATAGCCAACGTGATCCCAGCATGCAGTCCATGTCCTTGCTGGCATCGAACGCCAACAGTTCAGACCAATCCATGGCGCCAGGCAGTCTAGGTGCGTTGGGATTCTCGTAAAGCGGCGCCGATTCCATCGCCTCGATGATTTCCTTGCCGGTTGCCCCGGCCTTCACCCAATCGTTGAGGTCTTTATGTTCGTCCGGTGTGGCGACAATGTGGCACCGGCTATGCATCGCAGTGATATCCTCCTGCCACTTCTCTGCCGCCTCATCGTTCTGAGTGAAGAGATACACCTTAGACTTGGCCGGTATCAGTCCGTTAATCTTCTTGGCACCCTGAGCGCCGCGAGTGATTAGGATTGAGGATACTGCGGCAATGGACTCGGCCCACTTCACCTTGTCCATGAAGGCGAAGGCATCCCACTGTGACTCGAACACGAACACATGTTCCTCGTGGTCGCCTATCCACCATGGCGAGGATTTCCCGCCTAGTATTCTCCACCCTTTCTCTCTATGAAAAAGATGGGCACCGTCAGCCGACCCGTTTGGCGTGGTACGGGGGTTATGTTGTACCGGGAAGGCTAGTTGACCTTGGACGATGCCCAACAAATTTTCTTCGTGTAGCCAGTCTACAAACTCGTTTGATAGCCCGCGCCACTCGGCCAGCTTGGAACGGTGCGCAGGTTGGAATGCATTGGTAGCCTCAGTCCAGTTGATCCGGTTTGGTGGATCTACCAGGACAGGTACCGCGTCGGCGGCGCCAGCTAACTCCTTAAACTTTTTGATCGCCTCATTCTGACTGATGTTCAGGGCAACCTCAATGAAGTCGATTACGTCACCCCCACCACAACCGGCGTGGCACTTCCACTTCCACTCGCCCTTGTCCTCCCAAATCCCAAATGACGGGTTCTTGTCGTCGTGGAACGGACAGTTCGTTGAAGGCTTAACAATTGAACGGTCATAGCCCAGATCGACTACAGCCATCGGTAGAGTATATTTCTGTTTTAATTCATTTATATCAACCACGCCACACCTCAATTCCATCATAGGATCCGTAAGTATGATCCACTTTTACCCGTACTAAGGCATACGGGATTCCTCCTCTTTCCATGTCGGCGCACACTCGCTCCCACATGGCCTTCTGCTTTGGCCGGTAAGGCCGTGTTAATGACCGAAGCCCCATGGCTTCAGCCTGTTCCGGTGTTACGACTTTGTTGCCCCCTGACATAAATTGCGCCTTATGTTTACCCGTTCCTTTTTAATCTCAGCCTTTTGCGCCAAGACCGCAGCCAGTTGTGGGTCGGTTAGATTTTGGTGCCCCGGAATATGTCCCTCCAAAGTGATGGAAACCTTGTCTTCAGGATCCTCATCCTCCACCAGCACACCGACCAGCATCTCCCACTTCTGGCGAAACGCGGGCCAGACCTCGACGTTGTTGCTAACAGACTTAACCGCATGCAGCACCGTGCCGTGGTCCCGATCAAAGGCGCGGCCCACTGCGCTTAGTGAATAGCCACGGGTCCGAAGCACCGTCATGCACGCTTGCCTGGCACCAGTGACTTCCTGAGAAACGCGGCGCCGACTCAGCAAGTCGGATGACTTAACACCCCAGATCGGTGCAGCTAATTCTGCGATGGCCTTAGCCTCGTAACTAATTGCATCACTCACGCTGCCACCTCCTGCGCTTGGGGGAAGTAGTTACGCTGTAGCTGCCAGATTTCTGTGCAGCGCCGGAACACGTCCCAACTGGTTTTAGTCTTTTGATCGTCCCAAAGTTTCTCGAAGGGATCCATCGCCTCCTTGCTGTTAATGACAACAGACAGGCAACGCGGCTTAGGCTCAATGCACTCGCGGTATGCCGCCAATTGCAGGGGCCATGAATCGTAGTAATTAGGGCGCCCGTACTTCATGTTTTGGGTTTTGAAATCGATCAGCACGGTGCCGTGTTCCTGATGCTCCGCCAGTAAGTCCATGGTGCCAGCGTAGCCGTACTTGGTGTTCACCACTGTGCGCTCGCTATCGATCACCCGAATGATGTTGGCCTTGAACCATGCCTTGTATTTTTCAAAGTAAGGCAGGAGTGATTCATCTTCCGGAACGTAATCCGGGTCGCCGTGAAAACGGTCAATCATCTCATGAATGGCCGAACCAAATTCCCGCGCATCGGCGCCGAACTGATCAGCGTCTTTATAGCAACGCTCGGCAAACATCGTGTAGCTTTCGCCCCGAAACTTTTCCGGCATAGTCCATGCCGCCTCGATCAGCATACCCTGATACCACTTAGTGATACCGAAGTTCGCCAGAATCTTGATTACTTCGGTGACGCTGGGAAACAATCCGAGCTTACGAGCATCCCGCAGGTTAGTGTTTCGAGTCGTGCCATCGCTCGACTCCATTGTGTGTTGGCTCAGACCATTGGCGTAGTACCAATGCGCTTCTGAGCCGGCTTCAACTTTTAAAGTTAATTCATCCATAGCAGTTTCAATATGTTAAAAATAAAATAAAATACGGACACCCAGATCAGCAGTAGTAAGCCCTCTTGGGCGAACTGCAAAACACCCTCCAGCGCATACCGCGCCGCCCTGAGTGTCCGAGTTAAAAGAGAGACTCGCCCCACTGGGTTCGAACGAAGGCATAAGCCCGAACCGCAAGGAGGTAGTGAAGAATGAGGCGAGTCTTGATTCATTGTCTAAAACGGTACGTCGTCTTCGACTTCACCTGGATCGGTGAAAGAGTCCTTCGTCCCTTGAGGCACAGTCACGGCGGGCTGGGCGGAATTGTTTTCCTCCTTTTTCGCCTCAATCCGTTCACGGGCCTTGTCGCCGTCATATTCGCCGGACGGTTTGATCCAATCCTTTTTGGAGAGTTTGCGAGCGCGGTCCACATAGACCACCACCTTGTCCTCGCCATCTGGACGGAACTCTTCCATCTCCAAGACGCAACCCACGCCAAGCATGGAGCGGAGGTTGAACTCCTCACCCGGCTCGAACGGTTTGCCGCGCCACTTGGTAAGGAACTTGTAGAGGTTGGATTTTTCGTTCAGCGAATTTGTAAACTTCT